AGGCTCAAAACACGCCGTTAAACACGTTTATAAACAATTTGCAGGCAAGAATATACTCACAGCTGGCTTCTCAAGTCACAGACCAGATATTCAATTCTGGTGGAGCAACATTTGGTATAATAAATCTTCAAGGTGGAGCAACTGTTACATGGCAACGCAATGGTGATTTTGCTACACTTTTTATAAACGACCCAGCAAGCGGAAGTACGACTCAAATAACCGTTCCAGTCGGTTCATTGACACCGATACCATCAGGATGAAGAAATATGTTATTTTTATTATTTCATTGTTATTGTTGAGTGGATGCGGTTCTATTCCTCGCAATCCAGCAATCCTCGACGCCCCAAGAACACAAACTTCTCCAATGGAGAATGAATTATTGTCTATTCCATCCATTGACGGTCCAAGAATAACCATAGGTGTGTATGGATTTGCAGATAAAACGGGCGCAAGAAAAGTCGCAGACAATTATGCATCATTTTCTGCCGCCGTGACACAAGGTGCAGAAAGTTGGCTCATTGATGCTTTACGACAATCTGGTCGCGGTACATGGTTTCAAGTATTAGAACGCGCAAGTTTGGACAATATAATCAAAGAGCGACAACTCATTTCACAAACCAGAGAAACATTCCAAGGAAAAAATTCCGAGAAACTAACACCGATGTTATTTGCGGGTATTCTTGCTGAAGGTGGAATTATTGGATATGATAGCAACATTCTGACTGGTGGCGCAGGTGCGAGTGTATTGGGTATATCAACAAATGCTCAATATCGCAAAGACGTGGTGACGGTATCACTTCGGTTGATCAGCGTGCATACAGGAGAAATACTTCTGAGCACCGCCGTAACAAAAACAATTTCCAGTGTAGCAGTGTCGGGTAACTTATTCAAATTCTATGAACATGGAACATTGTCAATAGAATCTGAATTGGGACTGACCGCAAACGAACCAAATACAATTGCGGTTCGCAGTGCAATAGAAAAAGCCGTGATAGATATTATTTATCAAGGCGAAAAATTAAACCTCTGGAAGTTTAAAAAACAAAACACAACACCATGAAAATCATGAACACAATAAAGTTTACAATATTTACAGCAGTCTTTGGACTTGCTTCGACCATATATTCTCAAACACCCGGTGTTCTTGGTGCCATCGCGGGAAATCCGTCTGGTAATCAAATATATGTAAATCAAATAACAACTGGAGGAGATACCACGTTAATACAAAATGGAGCATCCAATAGAATAGGATCTTTTGCTCTTCCAAGCAACATCACTGGAGATAACATCTTCATGGAATGGAGACAAATCGGGGATAGTAATAATACCGACTTTTCTATTATTGGAGCCAACAATCTGAAATTATTGTCTGCATTCGCAGGAAACAATAATGAGCAGAGAGTTTATTTCAACGGAGCCAATAACAACATGAACTTTAAATTTGATGGTAATGCCAACAAACTTTGGATAAATAATGATGTTACTGTGTATCGTGACGGTGGAGAAAATACAGCAACAGACAAGGCAACATTGGCAAGTTCCGATTTACAAATCAAATTTGCAGGCAATAATAACTTGTTTGCTTATGCTACAACAACTGGTCTAAACAACTATTTGAAGTATGATGTTACTGGCAACAGCAACAACGTCAAGTCCACTCAAATTGGCAGTGCCGGTACCGGAACCCGTCAATCGGGACACTATCAAGATGTTACTATTCTCGGTGGAGGAAATGATGTTATGATATATCAACAAGGCACCGTTCAACAATACTTCCAATACAGTCTCATTGGTAGCAATAACACTGTACGTGTTTCACAAACAGCAACAGCTGCTCCAACATTCACAGTCAACAACACCAATCAGCTGGCTCCACAAGGTCCGGGCAGCGCAACAACCGTCATAGGCAATCCGTAATAATGAACAAAATTGTTACATTGTTTTTGATGTTCTTTCTATGGAACAATGTTTATGGTGCTGTGGGTAAATTGACAGAGGTGACTGGCCCTACACAAGTTAGTAGGGCCAGCACCAAATTGGATGGTAAGGTTGATGTGGGTATAGAAATAGATGATACCATCGAAACTTTAAAATCTCGTGTTAGTATAACATTTGAAGATGGTACCAGAGTACAATGCACCGAGTTTAGCAAACTGGTTATAGATACGTTTGTGTATGATCCAAGTAGTGGAAAAGGAAAGCTCGCAATGAAGGCAACAATGGGAACGGTGAGATATGCTTCTGGATTGATTGCCAAAAATAATAAAGAAGAAGTAAAAGTAAAAACTCCCACGGCATCTATATCAGTACGTGGCACAGATTTTTCAATGACAGTTGATGAATTGGGCAGAAGTTTGGTTATTCTTTTACCATCCCAGCCACAATTTGGACCTTCAGTTGTTGGTCAGATAACAGTGAGTAATGGACTTGGAACAGTTGTATTGACCAAAGCATATCAGGCTACATTTATAGCATCAAGTTCTGTTGTACCATCTTCTCCGGTACTTTTAAATTTTGACGACGAAAGTAAAGTGAACAATATGTTGTTGATTGATACACCAAAAAATGTCACACAAGCTGCAAAAGAAGCAAAGAAAACACCCGTTGGTTCGGAAAAAGAAGATGATGGTGGAGACAAAAACAAAAAGATGGAAAAGAAAGAAACAAAGTCCGAGAGCAAATCCGCTGGTACATCAGTTGCTCAAGTTGATGGGGGTTCGACTGAGGCTCCAATCGAGGAGACCCAATCAACTGTCAATGTGGTCCAAGAAAATATTACTATAAAGCTTGATATAAACGCTATAAGTCCAAGCACCAATGTTGCTGTCATGGATGCAATTGCGGCAAAACAATCTATACAATCTGTACAACCGACATCAATAGCACCAATTATATCCATGCCAACTTCAACTGTAAATAATGGCTTTACGACGAACGGAACGCATGCTATATTGTATATAACCAACGGAAATAATGTGGTGTGGTATACTTTAAAGGCTGATGCTAGTGCCACATTCAATGTAAGTCAAAATACTGAATCAAAGGAATATCCATTAAACTTCGGTTCTAAACTTAAAGTTAATATAATTCAAAAATGAAATCTCATATTCTTAAACTATTTGGCGTCGGTTTGCTGATATTAACTGCACTTGTTGTGCTACGCATACAAGATTCATATCCAATAGAAGTAATGAGGCTCAAGGGATTGGACTATTATCAACGCACGCAAGACAAAGTAAAAAGTGAAAATATCATCATTGTTGAAATTGATGAAAAAAGTTTAGAAGAAAAAGGACAATGGCCGTGGCCAAGAAATGAATTGGCAGATGGTATCAAGAAAGCATTTGAAAATGAAGCAGCCACTGTAGTATTGCCAATTATATTTGCAGAAAAAGATAGAATGGGTGGAGATGCAGCATTTGTGGAAATACTGGGAAAAGCACCAGTAATCACCGCACAATCTGCGGCGGTAAAGGGCAAAGGCGTGCCAGTGCCAAGAGGTATGGCAACGATTGGCGGAAGTGCAGATGAATGGTTATATGATTATCCAAATGCAATTGGACCGGTGAAAGAAATAGGTGAGTCATCTGCCGGTGTGGGAATGTTACTCACAGCACCCGAACTTGATGGCGTGGTACGCAGATTGCCTTTGGTTGTGCAAGTAAAAAAAGAAACATATCCAACTTTACCTTTGGAAGTATTGAGAGTGTTTGGCAATGAACCGAGCTATCAAGCAAAAATCAATGAATCTGGAGTACAAGCCATAAGAGTAAAAGGCTCCACCCCAATAAATACAGACGCTAATGGACGAGTGTGGATAAACTTCAAATACAAATTTGATAATATTTCATATACAGATAAAGATTGGAGCAAAGTCAAAGGTAAGATTGCGGTTATAGCATTGACTGCTGAAGGATTAACAAACACGGTGGCAACTCCAGTAGGAACAGCATATGGACATGAAGTGAGTATGCAGACTCTGCAAATGCTTGTGGATGGAACCAGATTGGAACGCAAAGCGGAGTTTGATTTGTATGAGTTGGTGGTTGGAGTATTGCTTGGATTGATTCTCATAACATCCGCTGCATATCTTGGTTATGTTTATAATGGAATACTTGTGTCATTTATGATTTGTGTGTCATTTGGTATTGGAACGTATCTATTCAATCACAATGGATATTTGATTGATTATACTTGGACAACTCTCGCAGCATTTTTGCCGTGGGTTGGTGCAATATTTATGAGATTTGTGATGGAGTATAAACTCAAGATGCAAATCAAAAAGCAGTTTGGTACATATTTGTCGCCAGCACTTGTTGAAAAACTACAAAAAAATCCCGGCTTGCTCAAACTTGGTGGCGATGAAAGAGAATTGAGCATCATGTTCACAGACGTTCGTGGATTTACATCTATTTCAGAACATTATGGTAAAAATGTACAAGGTCTGACAATGATAATGAACAGATATATGACTGCTATGACAGAAGCCATTCTAAAAAATGATGGCACTCTAGATAAATACATAGGTGATGCTCAAATGGCATTCTGGAATGCTCCATTGGATGATCCAAATCACGCCAAGAATGCCGTAAAAACGGCACTACAAATGCTAAAGAGATTGGATACATTCAATGAAGAAATATCTAAGGAAGGGGTTCCAGCATTTGGAATGGGATTGGGAATTAACACTGGGGGTGTTGTTGTTGGCAACATGGGTTCTACTCAGCGTTTTGACTATACTTGCCTTGGCGACCATGTAAATCTTGCTTCTAGATTAGAAGGTCAAAGCAAACCATATGGTGTGCGTATTGTGATTGGTACAAGAACACATGAGCACATCAGAAATGATTATCAATGTTTTGAACTTGATTGTATCGCCGTCAAAGGTAAAAAAGATGGTACGAGAATTTATACCGTTCTTGAAAAAAACTTGAATGAAAGCCAATATAACATAGTTGTATCTGGTCATTTTGCTTTTCTAAATGATTACAGAATGCAAAGATGGGATAGTGCAATATCTCATGCCAATGAACTCATGACGCAGAATAAAGAAATGAAGAAGTATTATGAAATGATGATTGAAAGAATGTTGGAACTTCGTAGCAGCAATCTTGACAAAGACTGGGACGGTGTTTTTAGAGCAACAAGCAAATAAACCACAAAAAGTACTTATAATAAGAGATTTTGGGAAAAAATATCACTTTTTTCTAAAAATCTGTTTGACTTTTCATTTTTTCTTCATCATAGTTCTATTTATTCAATAACAAACATGAACTCGTATTCACACAAATCCCCAAACCTGACCTCCACGTGGAGTTTGTGCTTTATTACACAACCTGCACGCGGAGCCAATAAAGGCGATACAAAGCAGGGTGTGGCATAATAGGAGCTAAAGTTTAATAACTTTACAAAACCTAAAAAGCCCACCCTCCAAAAGAGAGTGGGTTTTTTGTTTTTGGAAAAAGATTAGAAAAAAAGATTGACAAAATAAAAAAAGTAAATAGAGTAAGCAACATCAAATTTAAGTTAGGTTCTTTTAACAATTCAAATTTTTAGGTTAGGTTAGATGGGTAAAAACGCACCTGTAAGCGCGATAAAATAGCCACCGGCCCACTTAGGGACCGTTCTGTGGGAATCAATATCATTATGTAGGCTAGAGATAGGTTAGATGAAAACATAATGTGAGGCCGAAGTATATAATGTTATTTATAAAGTTGAAGAAAGAAGCAACAAGACACGTATTTAGCGTGTTGAGTTTCTTTCTTCATATGTTCTGCTTAATATACAACCTCCTCGTGGTGCAGAACGGGACAAAATAAAAAAATATTTTGTGCGAATAGTATAGTAAAAGAGTTATTATATAATATTTATTATTAACATTAAAAAAATATGGAAGATAAAGATATACTGATGGAGTTTTTAAGAGGCGGATGGATTGTTGCTTTAATTGGAGCACTGGGTATGTTAGCAAGAACTTTCATGGATGGTGTAAAGCGTTCTTGCACAGAACAAATCAAACGAATCATCGCGGCGGCGATATGTTCTACAATAGC